CATATGATATTTTAGGCAAGCGCATCATGGGAACATCGCCTGCAACGGCAGCCCTTGCAGCGCACTGGGCTAAAAACTACAAGGGTAGTCACAATTCTACTTATGACTACTTAAAGTCAGTATCTACCAACTTGGTAGTATCTTTAGGATAATGATATAATAGGTAGTGCACCTGCCAAATGGGGGTGCACTAACTTATTCGCTTGAAAGGGGAATAAAATGGTAACAAAGTATGCAATGGATCTATTCAATGATCCTTTTTTTATTGGCTTTAACAGAGAGTTAAGCCGACTGAACACAGCACATAAAACAAACTCACAATCATATCCTCCATATGATCTTCTTAAATTAGATGAAGATACATATAGGCTATCCCTTGCAATTGCAGGGTTTACAAAAGATGACTTGAAAATTTCTGTAGATAATGGAACCCTTATTATTAAGGGTGAGATTATTGAGGTAACAGATGCAGAAGTAGTTCATAAGGGTATTGCTGGTCGTAAATTTGTACGATCATTTGCTCTTGGAGAATATATGGAAGTGACTGGGGCAGAAATGAAGGACGGTATGCTACACGTTGATGTAGTTCGTGTTGTTCCTGAAGAGAAGAAGCCAAAAGAAATCGCTATCAAGGTTACTAAAAAGTAGCCAATAGTATATAATAGATATAGACACCTGAGTATGTGTTTAAACTGCTCACTAATATTAGGAGATAAAAATGGCAGTAAAAGGTAGTTTAGAGGCAATCATTGAGGTTGCAAAAGCAGAATTAGGAACTATTGAAGGTCCTAAAGATAATGAAACAAAGTATGGTGCATGGATGAAGGTAAACTTCCAACCATGGTGCCAGTCATTCGTTTCTTGGTGCGCTTACACCGCTGGTGTAGCAAAGTTCCCAAAGTCAGCGTCAACTGTTGCAGCATCAGATCAATTTAAGAAGGAAGGTCGTTGGGCAGATGCTCGTAATGACGACCCAACACCAGGGGACTGGATTTATTTTGATTTTCCAGAAGATGGAGTAAATCGTATTTCACATGTTGGTCTTTGCATTAAGAATAATGGTGATGGAACTATCCAAGTTATTGAAGGAAACACATCAGGAACTTCAAAAGGAGACCAAAGAAATGGTGGAATGTGTGTAGAAAAGACTCGTGGATACGTTAAGAACAACAAGCAAAAGTTGGTAAATGCTGTAGTTGGTTGGGGTCGTCCAGTATATGCTGGAGAAGAAAACCTTCCATTGCTTTCAAAGGTTGGTTCATCTGATGTTCCAGTTAAGCAAGCCTCTGTACCATCTGCTACTCCAGTATTACCTGTAAAGAAAGAGTTTAAGCAGTTTAAGATTGGTGCAAAAGGATCATCTGTGAAGAAGGTTCAAGAAGCACTTGGTCTAAAGGCTGATGGATCATTTGGTCCAGGAACTGAAAAGGCTGTTAAAGATTTTCAGGGTAAGGCTAAACTACCAGTAACTGGAGTTGTAGATATTAAAACATATAGGGCAATTTTGAAGTAATGCCAGTATATGAATATAAGTGTACTGGAAACTGTCAGGACATTATAGTTAAACAAAGATCAATTAAAGAAAACGATCCAGGGTATGAGTGCGAAACTTGCACTCTACCTCTGGAACGTGTATACTCTAATGTAACGGCAGTTTTTAACGGTACAGGGTTTTATTCAACTGATAATAGAAAGTAAGGGTATACTATGAATACGATGATAACAGAAGAGATTGTGTCAAAAGAGTGGATACTAGGTGCAACTGATCGCTGTGATTCATGTGCAGCAGAAGCCTTGGTAAAGGTCACAGGACTATCTGGAGACCTAATATTTTGTGGACACCACTACAATAAAATCATGGATAATCCTGAAGGATATAAGAAGATGATGTCTTTTGCATTAACTGTTATTGATGAAAGAGATAAGTTAATTGAGAATAGGGCTAAAGGAGAATCCTACTAATGTATGAATATTATGTAAGAAAAGTAGAAAATATTGTAGATGGAGATACCATTGACGTTCTTATTGACTTAGGCTTTGATATTTTATTTCAATCACGAGTAAGACTTGCTGGTATTGATACCCCTGAGTCTCGCACAAAGGATCTTAAAGAGAAGGCTCTTGGTCTTGAGTCTAAGGAATATCTTAAGAAGCATCTTAAAGATGCAAAGTCAGTAGTTATTAAGACTGAAAAGATGGATTCATCTGAGAAGTATGGTCGCATTCTTGGCTGGGTATATGTTAATGGAGACACAGAATCTGTTAATGATAAAATGATTAATGATGGATACGCTTGGGGCTACATGGGTGACACAAAGGTTAAAGACTTTGAAGCACTAAAAAAGGCTAGAGTAAAGTCAGGTAAGTAATGTCACACGTTCTATATTTTACAGCAGACTGGTGCAATCCTTGCAAAAAAGTAAAGCCAATTGTTGAAGAAATGAATAGAGAAAGTGTAACTAAATTTCAATTAGTTGACGTTGATTCAGAAATGGAACTTGCCAAAAGGTTTGAGATCCGCTCTGTTCCAACGTTTATATTAATTAAAGACGGTAAAGAAATTAAAAGAACTAATGGGGCACAAACAAGAGAACAACTAGAGGCATTTATAAATTATGAAAAAAATATTCAAGATGATCTTCAACCCTGACGGGAAAAATATGATACCTGAAGAACAAGATGCAATAGACTACCTTCTATTAAATGGCGGTCTAGAAGTTGTTGGATTAGACTCAGACAATGGTGAGTTTTTATATGCCTTCACCCCAAAGATAAAAGAATTAATGCCAGAATTATATGAAGAGCATATTGGTGATGTGAATAAAAATGTCTTAAAACTGTGGGAAATGGGATACCTGGAGATTGATTTTATGCAACAAGATCCAATAATAACTCTTGGGGCAAAAGCCTTTGACTTAGGAGAGGTTTCAAAACTATCTAAGGATGACCAGTGGCACCTAAACGAGATAAAGAGGCTGCTTAAAAGATGAGAAGTCTGATATAATCTAACTATGCCATATCATATCGGAGAAAAAGGTTCGTACGGTTGTTCTGGGTTTCCAGCCCTTAAAGAAGGAACAAACGAAGTAATGGGCTGCCATGCTACAAAAGCAGAGGCTGCTGCACAAATTTATGCAATCAATAGAAGTGAAGGTAATATAGGAAAGGCTGCTACCTCTTTGGTAGAAGGTGACTTTGCTATGACCGAACACGGAGGAGAAGGTGACTTCCATATTGGTCAGGTTGTACACATTATGTACGAAGGTATGCTTGGCAATACTGGAACAGAGTATGCATTGCAGGCAACACCAGAAAATCCAGCGGTATTAATTCAATTATTTGAACAAGAAGAAGACGGAACATGGGAAGCAACAAGACTTTATAGTGCTTGTAGCATGGGACTAATGGTAAAAATTCCACCATTAAAAACAGAAGAGAAAATGGATTCAGAAGAAATGGATTCAGAAGTTGCGATGGCAATGTATGATTCATCAATTGGAAAAAGAGAAATGGCAAATGCCCCATACGAAGATGATGAAGATATGGATAAGGCAAAACCAGATTATGAAGATATGATTAAGCCACGCAGAGGTGGGTCTACTCCTTCTAATCCAAGACTTTATGAAAGAGTTATTAGAGAAGCAAAAGATAGATTTGATGTTTATCCTTCTGCCGTTGCAAATGCATGGGTAGTTGGAGAATATAAGCGTCGTGGTGGCACATACAAGGGAGAAGACATGGATAAAAGAGATTATTCAATGGATGCACGTAGAGATATGGCTGCATCAGGAATGGCAATGCCAGATGGATCATTTCCAATTGCAAATGGTGGAGACTTGCAAAATGCAATTCAGTCTGTGGGACGTGCATCAAACTATGCTGCTGCAAAAGAACACATTGTTCGACGTGCAAGAGCACTTGGTATGATGGATATGCTTCCTGAAGATTGGCGCAACAACGCAACAAAGGGTATGGGGCAATGGAGTGGATCAATCTTTGATCTAAACCCATTTGTAAAGTAATGCCAAAGAAAAAAGCAAAATCATTTAATGCAACACAGATAAAAGATGGAATGATTGTTCGTATGAATAAAAACGGTACAGTTAAATCTATTCTTGGTCCATATGAAGTTAAGCATCCAAAGAAGGATAAGTAATGGCTGATACATATTCACCTAATGCTGGCATGAAGGCTGCTGCACGTCGTGCTTTAAAGTGGAAAGAAGATGGCAAGGCAACTGGTGCTGGCACCCCTGTAGGTTGGGGTAGAGCAACAGACATTGTTAATGGATCTGTAATGTCTCTTGATACAGTTAAGAGAATGTATTCATTTTTTTCTCGCCATGAAGTAGATAAAAAAGGTAAAGGTTTTTATGATGGTCCAGAGTTTCCATCTAATGGAAGAATTATGTGGGATGCCTGGGGTGGAGACGCAGGTTTCGCATGGAGTCGTGCCATTGTAGAAAGAGAAAAAGCAAACAAAGCATGGGCTAATAGTCCATTTAGTTTTAGAAAAGGGTAGATAATGGAAGATCTGGGGATTGAAGAAATAAAACAATTAGTTAATTTCTATAGACAAAAGGCATCTGATCTGGAGTTTCAGTTATTGCAATCACAACTTAAGTTAAATAAAATAGTTATGATGCAATCTGTATCAGTTCCTGCTACAAAAATAACCAAAACAAAATCTGAATAAAAGATAAAATGGAATATGTTTTAGCCGTTGGCTTGACATTAGCCCTGTCTTGGTCTATAATTGAATTAAGCAGGTATAAGGCTTTAAAGAATTTGAGTAATGTCAAGTATAGACAAAGTGACATACATCAAACTCTTATAAATCTTATACCGCAAAAATTAAATAGCAAAAAAGAAATTGAGTCTCAATCAGTAAAACATGCTGCTAGCACAATGATAAAGATTATTGTTATAGATAGCAAGGCTTACTGGATAAAAGATAATATATTTTATTCTGCAGAAACAAGAAGTGGTGACATAGTAGAACATACTACAGAGCCAGTAAATGTTTCAAGTATGTCTAAGAAAGACATGGATAAAATGCTTTTTATATTAGATAACTTACGAAAAGGAAAAAACGATGATAGTGGTAGTACAGGGAACGAATGAGTTTAACGACTACAGTGTATTTATTCGTGCTATGGGTGTTGCTCTATCTGGCATGAAAGATGATGATCAAGAGTTTGCAATTTACTCTGTTGGTCCTGTAAGAATTAATGCTATGGTTTCTGAGTTCTCAAATCTTTCAGAGCGTGGCATGAAGGCAAGAGGAAAGAAAATTAAATACTACAAGGTTCCTGGCCAATGGGTTGAAGAAAACATGATGCATGTAAACTACTTTGCATTCTTATGTAACCCAAAGCAAACACCATCAAAGTTGGTTGCTAAGGCTGAATTAGAAAATATCGAAGTTGGAATTTTTAGATACTAGGGGGAAAGTATGATTGTAACAAGTTTAGAAAAGATGGAAAAGATTGTAAAAGGTAATAACAATCTTTCTTGGATTGGATGGGATGTTGTAGATCTAAAAAGATCTGATTCCGCACGTACTGCCGTTAATGGTGTGAGAGTAAAGGGTCTTTGGTACATGCAAAGAGTTTATAAGGTCACTCGTAACGGATGGGATATTCCAAACAGATATAGGGGCTAAACATGAAACAACATCTATGGAAAGATGATGCAGAATGTTTAGGTTCTGACACAAACATATTCTTTGATGAATATGAAGAAAAGCCAGAAAGTAGAGCCTTTGTTGACTCACTTTGTAGAACATGTCCAGTAGCAAAGAGATGTTTTGCAGTTGGTGTATCTGGTAAAGAGTGGGGAGTTTGGGGCGGTATCTACCTAGAAGGTGGAGAAATCTCAAGAGAATTTAATAATCATAGATCAAAGCAAGAATGGTCTTTGACTTGGCAATCATTAACAATGGAGCAGTAATATGTGGTCATGGGTATTAGCAGTAATAGGAGTAACAGGTATCTTCTTTGTTGGTCGTAAGACCATTTGGGGATGGTTTGTACTATTATTTAATGAAGTACTGTGGATAGCATATGCATTGATAACTAATCAATACGGTTTTATATTTTCTGCATTAGCATATGCAGCGGTGTACATTAAATCATACCTACACTGGAAGAGAGAAGAAGAATGATTATACAAATTATTGGTTTGCCAGGTTCTGGTAAAACAGAATTGGCAAAAGCATTAAAGGATCGCATTAATGCTATTCATCTTAATGCAGATGAAGTTCGTGCAACTGTAAACTCTGATTTGGGATTTGCTCCTGAAGATAGAATTGAGCAGGCACGACGTATGGGGGAAATGGCAAGACTTATCTCTAAGCAAGACGTAGCACCAGTAATCGTTGACTTTATTTGTCCAACTGAATTAACTCGTGCTGCATTTGGTAAGCCAGATATTCTAGTGTTCATGGATACAATTGCTGAGGGAAGATTTGAAGATACAAATAAAATGTTTGAACGCCCAGATAATGAAGATGTATCATTTATTGGTCACAACTTAGATGCTGAAGAAAAGGCATCTCATATTATTGAAAAGTTTGGTCTTCATGATTGGTCTGCACCTACAACACTTATGCTAGGTCGATACCAGCCTTGGCACGAAGGGCATCACGCACTTTATAAAGAGGCTGGCAAAAGAACAGATCAGGTTTTGCTTGGTGTACGTAATACATACAACACAAGTGAGAAAGATCCACTTAAGTTTGATCAGGTAAAAGAATATATTGCCAAAGATGAATTTATGGATGGAGCATTAGTATTAAGACTGCCAAACATTACTAACATTGTTTATGGCCGTGATGTAGGATATAAGATTGAACAAGTAGATTTAGGGGCAGATATTCATGCTATTTCTGCTACACAAAAGCGTAAAGAGATGGGTATTTAAATGGTAGAGAATGCTGTTGCAGTTATTGCTTCTCTTATAATTGCTGGAATTATGGTTTATGTTGTAGACAAAAAGTTTGCTGGAACAGACGATAGCGATATTAACACATGAATGTATCTAAACAAAGATCAGCAGTAAAAGCAATTACATGGCGTGTAATTGGAACAGCAGATACGTTTGTTATATCTTGGGTAATAACCAAAGAGCCAGTGACAGCAGGTGCAATTGCAAGTTTTGAGGTAGTTACAAAAACAATTCTTTATTACTTCCATGAGCGTGGTTGGAACAAGGTTCGGTGGGGTAGAAAATAGTGTATACAGATGCAATGCGTAGGGCTTTTCATTCAGTTATGCCACCAAAAGGATTTGGTGTAAACATAATTGATAATGAACATTTTTTAACTATTAAGTTAGATGAAAAGCACTTTGCTGGACTTGTTCATGATGATAAGATCCAGGCATTGCAGTATGTATTAACACTTAAGAACGCTCTTGAAATGGAAGGTGCAATTGTTTTAGTCACTAGAGAGGCAGTCAAGCAGTGACTATCTTTATATCAATTGCTAGTTATAGAGATCCAGAATTGGAAAGAACCATTCATTCTGCTCTGGATAATGCAGTAAATCCACAAGATTTATATTTTGGTGTAATGCTTCAAGAGTTTGAAAGATTTGCACCAGATTTATCTTGGGTTCCAAACCTTACGCTAAACACTATACATCCTAAGATGGCAAGAGGTGCTGGGTATGCAAGAGCACAAATTGTTCCAATGTATTCTGGACAAGACTACTTTCTTCAAATTGATTCACATACAATATTTGAAAAGAACTGGGATCAAATTTGTATTGATCAATATAAAAAAGCACAAGATATATCAAACAACAACAAGATAATTCTTTCTTACTTTCCTCCTCCATTTTATGTAGAGCCAGATAAAACGATTAGTATCATAAAGAACTCTAAAACACAACTGCCATATGCTACAAAGCAAAAGCCAATGCTTACAAAACGTGGCGAGTGGACTGCAGAAAGAGTTAAGTTAACAAATAAAAATCTTCCAGAGCAATCAACAACTATCTTAGCAGGCTTTGTATTTTCTAAGGGAGAACTTATACAAGAAGTTCCATATGATCCAGAGATTAGTTTCTTTGGTGAAGAACTATGTTTTGCAATAAGGGCCTGGACAAGGGGCTGGGATATTTATTCCCCATGTGTAACAATTGCATATCATTTTTATATGCGTGAAGGATATAGCAAGGTTTGGAAAGATAGGAACCTTAGAGAAATATCATGGAAAGAGTTAGAAGTTCTATCTAAGGAAAAGCAAAAGCGTGTTCTGTGCGGAATAGAGGGCGGTATATGGGGAGCAGGATCTGTAAGAACTATTGCTGAATATGAAACACTAACAGGCTTAGACTTTAAAAAAATGTATAATGCTAGCAGTGATACAATAGTAGTAAGAGAAAAGGAATAGAATGAGAATAGCCGTTATAGTACTTAGTTTATTTTCAGTGTCATTTGCTATGGCATATTTTTCTGCACTCAAAAGACTTAGCACCATAAGTAAAGCCTTTTCAAAAATGGTGGTTCTTAATGCTACTATGCAAGAAGCATTTGAGGCAAGCCTTCAATCTCCAGTAAGCAAGGAAGATCAAGACATACATAAAGAAAACTTTATTAAGTTTCTTTCTGATTCTCGTGACTGGGCATTTGAATATATTGAAGATGTACAAAAACAACTAGAGACTTTTATTAGAGATATTGAACCAGAGATTATGTACTTTGATGAGTATGGAATTGTTGGAGATGCTTACCCACACTATCACTCAATGAAAAAAATATCTGCAGCATACAAAGATTTAAAGAAGTTGCTTCCAGAGGAAGTCGATGATAGACGCTAGGGGTATCCCGACTTGTGAGTGTCCAAGTTGCGGTGGTGTATTGTTTAGAGCATTAGTATCATTTGATCCGCAAACATATATGGTTGGAATGTATCATCTAGATATACAGTGCCAAGATTGTGGTGCTCTATGCACAGCACCAACACCTATTGACCATCCAGAGCACCCTAGCAAAGAGCATGGGACTAAAGAATAATGTACCCAAAACTAAAAAGATTTGAAGATAGCATTAGATATGATTATGCAGTTTGTGAAATAGAAGACTGCGTTGATGAAGCAACAATACTTGCTATGACAGAAACAAGATACGTAGACTTCTGTGAAAAACATCACAGACAATATATAGTGGGGAACAGATGAGAGATATATTTCTATCAATATTAACAGGTTTTGGATGTGGTGTTGTATTTGCTGCATTCAAATTGCCAGTTCCAGCACCACCCGTTTTTGCGGGGGTAGCAGGTATCATAGGCCTATGGGCTGGCTATTACATACTAATGAAAGTTATATCCTAGGAGGAAAATAATGAATGAACAAATCAAGCAAATGCTAGCATCATACGGACGATCAGTTCTTGGTGCAGCAACTGCAATGTACGCATCTGGTGTGACAGATCCAGAGACATTGGCTTACTCACTACTTGGAGCAATTATCCCCGTAGCATTGAGAGCGGTCAATCCTAATGACAAGTCATTTGGACGTATGCCTGCTGAGTCAGACATTGAAGCAGCACTAAAGAATGCTAAGGTTGTTAAGAAGGCTGCTAAGAAGCCTGCTGACAAGAAGTAAGTTTATCTTACATAGAAGGGCGGGTCTTCGGACCCGCTTTTTTATTTCTCTAAAATATCTAGATACTTTTGTTTTAAGTTTTCTGCAGCAAAGTTATTCATAGCAATTTCAAAGGCCTGTTTCTTTTCTGCAATCTTAGACTTTTGTTTCATATAATTATCCACAATCATTGCAAGATTTTTAGGGTCTGCATTATGCACATCAAGAACTGCTCTAGTTCTAAGTATACCAATCTTGTTAGACTTTGCTAGCCACTCTTGAGGAAGAATCTTGTTATTTGGAGATATGTCTGTCATAAATACTGGAAGCCCAGACATAAGCGCTTCGTTCATGGGCAAGCATAGTCCAGCATATCTTCTTGGCAATATCATTGCATCAAAGCCATCATACATATTCTCACGGCTTTCCGAGTCTGTGTTATCTATAACTAATCTTGGATCATCACACTTTATATCTAAAGGTGTCTGTGTTCTAATTACAACCTGAAAGTCTTCTTCTGAATACTTAAGCATATCTACTACAGACTTTGTACCATTTCTATCTTCAGAAGCGGCCTTTCCTCCAATATGAAGTATTCGATTGTGATTTTTAGAAAGGTTGTTCTCTCTTACTTTATTAAATAATGTGTGGTCTGTAGGCGGCGGTAGATAGGTAACATTAGTTTTACTACCAAACAACTCAGTCATATGATCAAAATTCCATAGACTAGGACCAAGGAATACATCTGGCAAAGAAAAATCAGACCTATTTAAATGATCTAAGTACTCATAGTTATATTGCAATACAGTCTTAACTCCAACACGTCTAGCAAGGTCTATAAACTGATTACTATAAAATGTTTCACAGGTTAGTACAACATCTAATCCACGAAGAAAAGATGTTATGTCTCCATGTTTAGGAAATCCTCTAACTGGGTGCAGATCATATCCGTTATACCACTCTGGATGCTGTTTATTCCTATTAAAAGATGTTGAGTTAATAAGCATAATCTTTGTTGGATTAAGCATATATACAAGTTCTCTTGTTTGATTGCCAAGCCCAGTGTTGTCTGATCTTGCAATAATGCCTAGTCTCATTCAGTTAATCCCCATGCCTCATCATCAGATGTAAACTTTCTTGTACCCTCCCGACCATCTAAATGGTATGAGCGCTTGATATCTCCTTCTGGATGATATATCCAAAGTTTATGTTTAATCCAGCCATCATCCTGAACAACTCCGTGAAACTTATCTTCAATAAAAGTTTTTTCATCTGAAACTCGCAACACTTCTTCACGATAATAATCAACACGAGATAGATGTGGTCTTTGGCTCCACTGAATTGTTTTTAAAAAGTTTCCCCTCTTCTTAAGCATTAGGTGACTATGGTCTGGAGGAATTGATGCTTCAAAGTGAAACCTAATTGTGTTTGCTTTGCCAAACTCCAACATATCTAAGCATTCATCCCAGGCAATATGTCTATCACCAGTAATAGGAGCGTCTCCTTCAACATAAAGCATCAAAGGTGTTTTAATTAAGTCTATTGTTTTTTTCATCATTGTTGTCTGGTGGCTGTGCTCATCAAAAATAATTGGCAGAACATTTTTCCATTCATGCAAACACTTCCAAAGAACACGACTTTTAAACTCATCGTAATCTGTTTTTCTATTTAATCTTTCTTCACGCAGACCATCAATTTGCAGGATGATTTCATTTTCTGGAAAATGTATTCTGACTTCTCTAATAGTTTCATCAAGAATTCTTGTATCTGGATGGCTTGGTAAAATAGAAGTTACCATAACAATTGTTATATCATTTTTATTCATTTACCTGCTCCATAATCTTTATAGAAAAATCTCTTTTATATTTAATCC